TAGAGAGATACATAACGCATCAGGTTTTATTGGTGGGGAATTAGTATCTCGAAGAAAGAAATCATTAGAGTATTATTTAGGTATGCCTTTAGGGAATGAACAAGAAGGTCGTTCTCAGGTAATATCTAATGATGTACTTGATACAGTAGAAAGTCTCATGCCTTCCTTAATGAGAATTTTTACTGCAGGCGATAATGTATTTAGTTGCGAAGGTACTGGACCAGAAGACGATGAAATGGCACGTCAATGTTCTGACTACCTTAACTATATTTTTTATAAAGAGAACAATGGATTCCTAGCACTTTATTCAGCATTCAAAGATGCTTTGATTCAGAAGAACGGAATCCTAAAAGTTTATTGGGATGATTCTCAGAAAACTGAGAGGGAAGAATATACAAGATTAACAGATGATGAATTTAACGATCTTGTTGCAGATCCTCAAGTTAAAGTTAAAAATCATTCCGAATACGAAGAACCGATTACAGACGATCAAGGAAAAGAGTTAGATAAAGTAACTCTCCATGATGTAGTTATTCATAGAACAAGATTGTACGGACAGGTCAGAATTGAACCAGTTCCTCCAGAAGAATTCTTAATTTCAAGACGAAGTAAAGATATTAATTCTGCAAACTTTGTATGTCATAGAACGAACAAAACAAGAACAGAACTTGTTGAAATGGGCTATGATAAAGATCTTGTTGACGGATTACCAACAGGTGATACCGACTTCTATACAGAAGATAAATTTGTACGACACCAGAATGTAGATTTTTCACACGGAGCTAGTGAAGGTGATAAAAGTACAAACGATATTTTAATCTATGAATGCTACGTCAAACTTGATGTTAACGAAGATGGTAAAGCAGAACTACTAAAGATTACAACTGCAGGATCTGGAACAGGTAAGATGTTTGATATGGAAGAAGTAGATAACATTCCATTTATTTCAATGACACCTGTGATCATGCCACATAGATTTCATGGTAGATCCATATCTGAACTCGTAGAAGATATTCAATTAATTAAATCAACTGTTATGAGACAAATGTTAGATAATATGTATCTAACAAATAATAACAGAGTTGCTGTTCAAGACGGACAAGTAGCGATGGATGACCTTTTAACTAATAGACCAGGTGGAATTGTTAGAACGAAACAACCACCATCGAATGTTATGATGCCTCTTCCAGCACAACCGATTACCGAACAAGCAAGTGGAATGTTAAGTTACCTTGATTCTGTTAAAGAAACACGAACAGGAATAACAAGACAATCACAAGGGCTAGATTCAAATACCTTAAATAAAACAGCGACTGGTCAAAACCAAATTCTGACACAATCACAAATGAGAATGGAGTTAATCGCCAGAATCTTTGCTGAAACAGGTGTTAAGGATCTAGCTTTAAAAATATTTGAACTGGTATGCAAATACCAACAAAAAGAAAAAATCGTAAGAATTAGAGGCAAGTATATTCCTATGAGACCTTACGAATGGAAAGATAGAGTTAATGTTACTGTCCAGGTAGGACTTGGAACAGGATCAAAAGAACAACAACTCATTCTTATGAACGCTATATTGGAACGACAAATGCAGGCAATAAACTTACAACAAAATGTATTTGGTCCAATGGTTAATCTTAGGAATATATATAATAGTTTAAAGAAATTAGTAGAGAACGCAGGCTTAAATGGAATAGAAACCTATTTCATGGAGCCTGACGTAGGTGCAGCTCAAATGCCTCAGTTGCCACCTAAACCACCAACTGAATTTGAAAAAGTTACATTAGCTCAAGTACAAGGTGAAAACCAACGTGCACAATTAAATGCGAATGTAACACTAAAAGAAATTGAAGGTAGAATGAGACAACAACTACTTGACTTTGAAATTAAGATTAAAGAATTAGAACTTAAATACGGATCTAAGATAGATGAGCTTGAACTTAAACGTAGAAGTATGTTAGAACAAGCAGATCTCAACAAATCAGGTGATTTGATGAAAGAGATAGTAAAAGGTCAACAACAATTCTTTAATGATGGACAAAAAAGAAACACAGATAAGGGAGGGAAAGAGAGCCCAGGTTCTCCTAAACGATCCCCTACTGAAACAGGCATTTGAAGATCTCCTAGAAACTTATAAGCAGGAGATTTTCCACACAAGTTTTGCTGACGATGAAAAACGTAGATCCCTTTGGATGGCATATAATATGCTAGATAAAATCAAAGGACATTTACAGTCAATCATGGAAAGCGGAAAACTAGCTCAAAAAGATCTTGAGTTTTTAAATAAGAGCTAACCTATTCTAGGAGCTCGTTAAACGTCAACCAACAAGGAGGAACGTTACATGGCACAAGAACAAACTGTTCAAGGTGCTGCTAAAAAAATATCTGGACTTCTGAATCCTAAAGAAGGACAAGCAGAACCAGAGAAAAAAGAAGCAGTCCCCTCAGAGCAACCTCAAGAGATCAAAGAGGAACCTTCAAAAGAGAGTCAATCAGAGTCTGAAGAAACTCCAAAAGAAGCAGCTACTGAAAAACCCGACATCGAAGAAGAAACGCAAACAGCTACAGAGGAACCAGAACTCCACCGCATTAAAGTTAGCGGTCAAGAGTTAGAAGTCACCCTCGATGAACTGAAAGCAGGTTATTCACGAGACTCGGATTACCGACAAAAAACTCATACTTTAGGTTTAGAGAGAAGAGATCTTGATACCCAAAAGGAGAGTTTTCGTCAATCTTATGATACTCGTTTATCAGAACTAAACGACTTGATTGGAACTGCTGATGGTTTCATCAGACAACAACAAGGTAGTAAGGATCTCCAAAAACTTTATGATGAAGATCCCACAGCTGCAGCCCGACTGGATTACCAGTTAAGAGAACAAGAAAGGCAGCTAGATGGAATGAAGTCTAAAGCTCAGGAGGCTTATCGTAAACAATACGATGAGTATATTACTGCCCAAAGAGACTTAGCAGCGGCTAAAATACCAGAGTACAGCGATCCTAATAAAACAGATCAATTCAAAACTAACATGCGTACAACGCTTAGAGGTTATGGATTTAATGATAATGAAATTGGGAGTCTGGCTGATCATCGAATGTTAATGGTGATTAGAGATGCTATGAGTTATAAATCTGTTAAAGATAAAAGACCTATAGCCCAGAAGAAGGTAGCTAACGCACCTAAAGTTGTAAAATCTGGCGTATCTAAATCAAGCCTAAGTTCAGGTAGAGAGAATATAAGAAGTAAAATCAGCAAGCTAAAGAAAACTGGACATATTAAAGATGCTCAGAACGCTTTACTTGATATGATTAATCTTAAATCTCAACAAAAAAGGTAAAAAAACAATGGCACAACCAAGTGAAACTTTTGACACTTACGATTCCATTGGTGAACGTGAAGATCTGTCGGATGTTATTTATAACATCTCACCAACTGACACGCCCTTCTTAAGTTCTGCATCCAAAACACAAGCGACTGCAGTTCTACACGAATGGCAAACTGACAGTTTGGCAGCAGCGGTCACTAACAATGCTGTAATCGAAGGTGATGAAGCAACAGCTGACGCTATTACTGCAACTACTAGATTATCTAACTCTTGTCAAATTATGGACAAAGTTATTGTAATTACAGGTACGCAGGAAGCAGTCGATAAAGCTGGCAGAGCATCTGAAATAGCTTATCAAATAGCTAAAAAAGCAAAAGAACTAAAGAGAGATTTAGAAGCCTCTCTTACTTCTAACAATGCTGAAGTAACAGGTTCAGCAACAGCAGCAAGAGTAGCTGGTGGATTAAGATCATGGGTTGCTACTAATGATGTTATGGGAACTTCTGGAACATCTGGTGGCTTAGGTAATACCGCAGCTACTAATGGCACTCAAAGAGTATTCACAGAATCTCTCTTGAAATCTGTAATTAAATCAGTATGGAATGCTGGTGGAAATCCAACTATGGTTATGGTTGGACCTTTCAATAAACAAAAATTGTCAGGATTCACTGGTAACAGTACTAGATTCGATGCAGGTGCTGATGCAACCTTATACACATCAGTAGATGTTTACGCTTCTGACTTCGGTCAATTACAAGTAGTACCTAACAGATTCTCTAGAGATAGAGATGCTTGGGTATTAGACATGGATTATTGGGGAGTAGCTTTCTTAAGAGACTTCACAATGCATGAATTGTCAAAAACTGGAGACTCAGAAAAAAGACAATTGCTTTTAGAGGCAACTCTAGAATCAAGAAACGAAGCTGCAAGCGGTTTAGTAGCAGACGTAACAACTAGCTAATAATTAGCACATGGATAGGCGAGTAACCTCAAATCTACTCGCCTGCCATCTTAAATAACATTGAAGTCTTGAGAGGGGTTAAGGGCGGAACAATGAAGGAATAAA